AGATTATCTACAAAGGAGAACTTTAGTGCCTAACCTTAAATGGTTGGCAGAGGCGGACTATTACTATAGTCCTCCCTTATAGATAAGTTATGCAGTACCCAGAAGGAGACAAAATAACTACTAGATTAGTTTGGTTTATCTTAATTATACTTTTTGCAATAGGAACATATTATGCTTTTACAGGATAAACTTAAACCAGAGACAATTCTATGGATAAAACAGTACCAGGAAGAATTAAAGAATCCGAAACTAAAGAAACCAAAGAACTGGTACAAGTCTGCAAAAACTGTGGTAAAGAATATTATTACTTAAATCTTTATAAAGGACACTGCGTTAATTGTTTAAATAAAAAACTATGTCAAAAGAAGAAAAGCACGTACTCAACGCTGAAGAGCTATCCCCAGAAGACAAAAAGAAATTCAAAGACTACGAAAAAAGATTAGAGAGTTTTCAAGAAGCTCTACAAAAACTAGAAGATAAATACCAAGTAAGAGCCCAGATGAGTTATAGAATGGTTTATGCTGACTTAAAACTATATGATAAAGCCCAAGACCACAAAGAAGCTATCGACAAAAAGGTTGATGAACAAATCAAAGAAGCCATTGATAAAACAACTAAATAATAATATATGCCAATTAAAAAAAAGACATCAAAGAAATTAGTATCCAAAACAACTAAAAGAATAAAGAAGGTACTAGAACCTATTATTGAAGAACCTAAATTTGTTATCCGTAATGGTGTAAAGATAGCAAGACTACCTAAACACGACAAAGAACTATTAAGAGGTAAAGTAACCTTAGTTTAATATGGCAGAGGTACAGACAGAAAGACAGAAAGCACTAGCAAAAGAGCTCATAGCAAACACTAAGAGGGCTAAACCTTTGAATAAAAGTGAGATGTTGGAGTCAGTTGGATATACTAGAAATACTGCAAGACACAAAACACCCGATATAATCAATGCTCCAGGAGTACAGAGAGATGTATTACCAGTAGTAGAGAAGATGATTAAAGCTAGGGATAGAGCTATAGACTTATTAGCTGGTAAGGAAGAGAAAGCTAACTACTCTGATATTACTGGTGGAATTGATAAACTTACTAAGAACATAGAACTATTAAGTGGTGGAGTTACAGATAGAACAGAATCTTTACTCACACAAGAGCAATTAGATGAACTACTCTCACGAAGACAAATTAAAGATATTACAGACGGGGAGGCATAGTCTAGTAGACTTCTCTATTGTTACGAATAGAACATACAAACCTGCTAGTATTCACGAGACTATAGCTGATAAGTTAGAAGCTGTAGAGCGTGGGGAAATTAAAAGGTTAATGATATTCGTCCCACCGAGGCACGGAAAATCACAACTAGCAACTATAAACTTTCCTGCTTGGTACTTAGGTAGAAACCCTGATAAGGAGATTATAACAGCATCTTATTCTGCTGAGTTAGCTCAGGACTTTGGTTCTAAGACAAGAGAACTATTTAAAGATGACATATTCCAAAAGATATTTAAAACAAGATTAAAAGCAGATGAACAGAACAAAGCTAAATGGAAAACTGATGGTGGAGGAAGTTACACTAGTGTAGGTATCGGTGGTGCTATTACTGGTAGGGGAGCTGATATTCTAATTATAGATGACCCTATCAAGAATAGAGAAGAGGCTGAAAGTAAAACCATTAGAGACAAGCATTGGAACTGGTATACTTCTACAGCCTATACTCGTTTAGAGAAAGACGCTGCTGTTGTACTTATCCTTACTAGATGGAACATAGATGATTTAGCTGGTAGATTATTGAAGAAACAAGAAGAAGATGGAGACAAGGGAGATAAGTGGGATGTAATTAAGCTACCTGCTATTACAGATGGTAAACCATTGTGGGAAGAGAAGTATGACTTAGAGGCTTTAGAGAAGATTAAAGATACTGTTGGGCTGTATGATTGGTCAGCTTTATATCAACAAACCCCTATTATGAGTGAATTACAGGAATTTAAACAAGATTGGCTAAGACACACTACTAGAGAAGAAGTAGACCGAATGAAAACAAGGAACTTTCTTATAGTAGATACTGCAATGAGTAAGAAGGACAGTGCCGATTACTGTGGCTTCTCAGAGAACTACGTTGACAAAGAAAACAACTGGAACTTAGCAGGGTATAGAATGAAACTTAACCCTAAAGAGTTAGTTGATTACCTTTTTACAATACAAGATAAAAGAAACTTTGAAACAATAGGAATAGAAAAGACAGCCTATACTTGGGGATTAAAGCCTTACTTGGACGAAGAGATGAGGAAAAGGAATAGGTTTCTACCCATAGTAGAGGTTGAACACAAGGGAGTGAACAAAGAAGTTAGAATCAGAGGTCTTATACCTCGGTATAGCAGTGGTTCAATCTATCACATCAAGGGAGAATGTACTGCACTAGAAGAAGAGCTATTTACCTTCCCACAGTGTATTAACGATGATGTAGTTGATGCTACTCAGTACCAACTAGGTATAGCTAAACAACCAGATTTAGAATCTAATAATTATAAACAGCCCGATTGGGAGGAATCCTTCTCAGGGATAGGCGGATAAATTTATGTCAAAAGAACAACTTATACTTGATCAGTCGTTAAAAGAATACGATAAAGCCTTAAACTATAGAAGCACGAGAGTGTCTTCTTCTTGGCATCCTAACGAAGACTTATACTATGGTAGGAAACAAAAGAAGATGAAAGGTAGACACAATGTACTATTAGGAGAGATGCAGGGCTTTATTGAGACCCTTATATCTAAGATAGATGACGCTCCATTCATAACCTATGAGCCTACAGACGAGGCTGATGTTAGAAAAGCAGAGAAGGTCACCAAAGCATGGGAACAAGATAGCTCTCCTAGTCGTGGTGATTGGAAAACTAAAGACCTTATGGGTAAGAAGATAGCAGGATTATATGGCAGAGCAGTATATAAATACTTTGCTGATAGTGAACCTGAATATAGTTCTAACCTAGTCCTAGTAGACTCTTACGACTTCCTAGTAGACCCTTTAGCTGGTGGTGAGAGTATTGAGGAGGCTAACTATATGGGTCAGGACAATATCTTTAAAAGTGTGGACGAACTAGAAGAAGATGAAAGATACGACCAGAAACAAGTCTTTATCCTAAAGATGGCTAAGTCTAAAGATACCGAGGTTGATGACGAGAACGAACTACAAGAGAAAGGTAACAAGTCTAGCCTTATAACTGGTAGAGACACCAAACGATACCAGAGTCTTGCTACTGCTACACTAGTGGAATGGTACACGACTTATGAAGGTGTTAGATACATCTGTACTTATGACAGACCTACTAAGACTTGGATAAGAGTACAACCACTAAAAGAAGTTTTTAAAACTAAAGAATACCCTAATGGAGACCCTCTATGGTGTTTTGATAGCTGGGCTTTCTTTCCTGATGCATTTGAGTTCTGGACACCTAGTCCTGCAGACCAAGTTAGAGATACTATCATCTCAAAGAACATATTGATTAACCAAGCCCTAGACAACAGACAGTATAGGAACTTCGGAATGAAAGCTTACGATACAAGTGTATTTAAGAACCCTGCACTGTTAGAGCCTAGATGGGCTGGACTTGTACCTGCTACACCTGATAACGGGAAAGATGTACGAAGTGGTATATATGAGTTCCAATATCCTGATGTAGGAGACACTAAACAGCTTTATAGTCTAGTAGATGGAGCTCAATCAAGAAACTCTGGTATTACTGCTGGATTACAAGGTGCTAGTGAAGATGATAAGAAGGTTGGTGTATTTGAAGGAGAACTGGCTCAGAGTGCTGATAGACTTGGATTGTTTGAAAAGTCTTATGGTTGCTTCTGGATTAGAATGGGTAAACGCTACATAAATGGATTGAAAGAACATATGCCAGAGAAACTAGCTATTAAGATGTTAGGTGAAGCTGGTGTACAATGGGATGAACTTATCAAAGAAGACCTTAACCCTAAGTACGATATTACTGCTAAAGGACTTAACGCTGAACTACAAGCCGATGCTCGTAAGAGAAGAAGTAAGTTCGAGAGCTTATCAGTAGAAGTACAGAATCCTTTAATCAATCAAAAGACTGCACTAGAAAAGAAACTAGAAATATCTGGATTTGAACGAGAAGAGATTAGAGCTTTACTTAACATAGAGAATGAAGGCAATAGCGAATCTGTATTACAAGCTGCTGAAGAGAATGAAAAGATGTTGAAGAAAGATATTGAACCTAACGAATACGCTACTCCAGCTCATATTGAGAAACATCTTGACTTTATGGCTGATAACGAGATTAAAGACGATGTAGCTGATAGAATTACTGCTCACGCTTCTGCTGAAATGGAATTTGCTCGTAAGAATGTAGTTAAATCTGTGTTTGATAAACTTGCCAAAGAAGGGCAGTTACAGAGTGGTTTAGTAGAGGGTGGGATGATTGAACCTGAATTACCTATAAACCCTCAAGAACAGCCAAGTATTAAGCCTGAGGGACTAATAGGACAAGGGGTACAACCTAATCCACAAAGAGAATCATTATTACCTCAAGTATGATATTAGATAAAATAGAACAACTTAAAAGACAGATGCTAGACTTTAGAGGTGAGATAGATGTAACTACTGAAAAGAGTATTAAAGTATGGCATCAACAGATTAGAGAGAACCAAAGCTTAGTTGACTTACTTGGTACACCTGGAATGAAAGTATTGATTAAAGAAGTTAGAACACAACTAGCCCAGATAGATAACAGTCTCAAACCTTATGAGGAAAAGAACGACCAACTTATAGCTTATAGAGGAGCTTGGACTGAGATACTACAATTACTTTCTGGAGCACCTAACAGACTTAAATCTTTAGAAGACCAAATTGATTACGAGTTAGAATAATTTAATAATGGACAGTCAAGTCCTTAACAAATCTATATATGTCCGATGACATTAAGGTCACTTACGGTGATGAGCTCTCACCAGAGCAAAAAGAACGCTTAGCCGATTTAGATGGCGAAGTGAAGGAAGAACCAAAGGAAGAACCTCTTACGGAGGAAGAACCTGAGGAGAAACCTGAACCCACAGAAGAAGCACCTGAAGAAGAAGAAGTCGTTGATGACGATGACTCTGATGAAGATGTTGAACCTGAGGAAGAGGATGAGAAGCCTACTAGAACGAGTAAGTTTGTCAACCTAGATAAGCACAAGAAGATGCGAGAAAGAGCACACGACGCTGAAGCTAAACTAAAAGAACTTGAAGCTCAAAAGAAAGAGTATCAAGCAAAACCAGACCAGTCTAACGCTGAAGATTTGGTTTCATCAATAGATGAGTATGCCGATGAATTCGGAGTTAGTAAAGAATCAGTGAAGAAACTCTTAAAACTTGCAGAAGATGGTGCTTATAAGAAAGTCAAAGAAGAACTTGGCTCAAAGATAGATAATTTTGAGACCGCTACCAAAGCTGTCCGAGAGGCAGAAGAAGAAGCCCAACAGGAGAAGCTATGGCGTAAAGACCTTGGTAAACTCAAGGAAAAATACCCTGATGAAGATGTTGACGCTATCAGAGGTAAACTAAAACGCAATTACTTTTCTGAAGAATACTCTAAGACTCCTATTGATGTAATATATCGTGGAGTTGAAGGACTTAGGCCTGTTAAAGGTTCTAAGACGGTTGAGAAGGGCAAAGGTGGTTCAAACAAAAACAACCCAGCATACGATTTCAAGGCAATTCTTGAGTCTGATGATGGGGAAGCTATCGGGTCAATGGATACTAAGACTTTCGCAGAGTTTAGAGAATACGTCTCTAAACATAAAGTCTAATTAAATTAACCCCAATAAAATGGCAAACGCATTAGGAAATGGTTTGTTGAATGCTGCATATTGGTCAAAAGTGATGCAAGAAGTCCGCTATAAAGATTTGGTTGCAATGGCTATCGCAAGCGTTGAACTACGCTCTACACTAAAAGACGGTGACACCGTGCACAAGCCCTACCGTTCAGCTGTGACTGGACAAGCTTATACAAAAGGAACTGCTTTCACAGTACAGGATATCTCAGGTACAGACGATACTCTAGTGGTAAATATCGCTCGTATCGTACCTTTCTACCTCGATGACGTAAAAAACATTTTTCACTTTTTAACTGGGAAGTTAAGAAGTAGTGTCTGCGTCTTTGCACAGTAATGTGCATTTATTAACTTGGCTATATCGGGGGAAGTCTCAGAAATGAGATTATCCCGACGGAAGAGCATACTTCGTGAGAAGTGGTAAACTCCCGCTAGAGACTACACGCCGAGTATCCTGAAAGCCCTTTACATTTTAATGGAAAGTTGATATAATACAAGGTATATGAAATATATCAACCAATCAGATTACAACAAAAAATATTACCAAAAAAATAAAGAAAGAGAAAAAGCTAGAGCTAAGGAATATAGAGAGGATAACTTAGATAAGGTTAAATTAGCTTCAGCAAAAAAGTATAAAGAAAGTGGTAAAGAATACAGACAGGCAAATCTAGAAGCTTTTCGTAAACGCTCAAGAGAGTGGGCAAGAAAAGATAGATTAGAAAATCCTGAGAAGTATAAAAAGTTTGTTAAATCTGATACAAACAAGAAGATACAAAAACGATATAGAAAAAATAATAGGAAAAAAGTGTCTGAGATAGCTCGTGTTTATCACAGTAAAAAAGTAAAAGAAGACACTAATTATCGTTTGAGAGGGTTATTAAGAAGTAGGGTAAATATAGCTATTAAAAGACAACTAGGTAACAAATGTTTTAAAACAATAGAATTACTTGGTTGTTCGATTCAAGAAGCCCGTGAACATATAGAAAAACAGTTTCAACACTGGATGACTTGGGAGAATCACGGTACTTGGGAAATAGACCATATTATACCAGTCTCTTCTTTTGACTTAACGAAGCCAGAAGAACAAAAGAAATGCTTCAACTATAAAAATCTTCAACCATTAGAATGGAGGACAAATAGAATAAAATCTAACAGGATAGTGATATAGTCCGTTCTCTATGGTGACATAGAGAGGTGAGCAGAAATGACTCATCCGCCCGAAAGGGTAGTAACAAATATGGGATTCTATCCAAAATTCATACAACACTGCAGATGAATTTGCAGCTGATTCTATGGATAAACTTAACCGCTTTGTTGATGCTGATGTACTTGGCGAATATGCTAACGCTACATCTGACATTGATGACGGTGATGTTGGTGGTACAGCTGGTAACACAATTGTTATCGGTACAGGTAATATACAAAAAATCTTTACAGCTGGTGCTCGTAAAATGGACTTACTAAATGTAAGCTCAAAGAACAGATTTGCTGTTATCTCTCCTTCAATCTTAGAAATTCTAAGACAATACTTAGAAGGTAAAGATACTGCATTCGGAGACCAAGTTGGTAACAATGGTAAAGTAATGACAAGATTTGGCTTAGAGCTTTATCTTTCAAACAATCTTTCCTATACAGCTACTTGGACACCTTTAAATGAACCTACTGAAGCTGATACTATTACCATCGCTGGTGTTGCATTCACTTTCAATGCTACTCCATCTGGAGCTGGTTCAATTAACTTAGGTGGTACAGTTGCTGCTACTCTTGATAACTTAGTTGCTTGTATCAATGGTACAGGTACTGCTGGAACAGATTACATTGCGTTGTCTGATGCTAGCAAGGCTACCTTAGAAGGTCTTGTAGCTACTGATGGTACTACTGCTATGACTATCGTATTCCACGGTGGTTCAGAAGTTGCTTTAGCTGCTAGCGAAGCTGCTGATGTTTGGAGTGTAGAAACACTACACGTATTGATGGGTCAAAAAGGTGCTACAAACTTGGTTATGCAAAAATCTCCAAGTGTAGTTATCAAAGATGTACAAGATAAACTTGGTAAAAACTATGCTCCTTGGATGTTGTATGGTCTAAAGACTTTCAACAATGATAAGGACAAATTGGTTGATGTCAAGATTGACGGTTCAGCACTATAATTCACCCATTCGTAATTCATAAACTATGAATAAAGAAACTTTGACGAAAATTGCGTTGGTGGTGGGTATAGTGATTATGTTGTTTGTGTTAGTCTCAATGGTTACAGGACTAGTAAAAGGAAAAGATATTGACCCAGCTACTTTAGGTGGTGTCTATAATCATCCTACTGGTGTTATAACTGCTGATCTAACAGGAGACGTTACAGGAGATGTAGTCGGTGATGTGACTGGTGATCTTACTGGTGACGTAACAGGCGATATCACAGGTGACGGTGTTTTAACAACATCTACTATTACAAATTTATTTGTTAATAATGGTACTGATTGTACTAAAATTAGTTTTGATGGAAGTACAACTACTCCAACCTACGCTACAAGTACATGCCCATAGGCCTTATTTAGGCAGGGAATGGACATTCTATGTCCTGCCCCTAATAAGTCTTAATTAAATAACATAAGTTATATGGACTCAAGAATTAAAACATACCTAAGTGCTACAACACTTACAGCGGCTTACACTGACAATGTATTTTCCGTAAATACAAATGGTTATACAGACCTAGTTTTACTTGTTAGCTACACTACTGGTGGTGGCGAAACAAGCAATGTTTTCACAATGAAGGCAGAGGTATTCGGTGATGACGAGACAGATTTGTATAGTGTTACATCACTAGCAGACTCAAGTGGTACTATTACAGCTTCTAACTCAGAGTGGGAATATACTGGAGCCGCCGCCGCAACTGAGTATGCATTCTCAATCCCTATTGAAACTAGAGACAGAACTATTAAGTTTTCAATCAAAGAAGTGGGTGTAGCTTCTAACTACGGTACTCTTACTGTAAAGGCAGTTCCATCAGCTAACTACAAATAATATGAAGTGTAGACAGATACAACAATCAACAGTGAAAGCTGTTAAAGTTAGCTTACCCCAAGCTAAGAAAGATGCTTTATCTGTTTTGGCTTCTAAGATGAAAGCTGCTACTGAAGAGGTAGAGGCTTTGAGAAAAGAGAAGGCTATTCTCCCAGGTGAGATAGCTGACTTAAAGAAACAGTCTAAGATGGCTGAGACAGAATTAGACTTGCTCAATTCAGATGTTAAAAGTGTAAAAGATAAAGAAACTAAAATTAAGAAGGACATTGAAGAAATGGGTTTTCTTATTGTTGCCAATAAAGAAGAGATAGAAGATACAACTGAAGAATTAGCTGGACTTCTTATGAAAGCTAAGAATGCTTTGAGTGAGGTCAACAAACAAGAGGCTATCAATGAAGCATTAAAAAATGAAATAGATAGCAACAAACAATTACTTGCCACTAAACTTTGTGACTTGGAGAGTGAAATAGACACTAAGTCAAAGAAACTCTCAGAAGTTAAGATTCAAAAAGAAGGACTAGAAAAAGATGTTAAGTCTTACACAACTACATTGAAAAAGACCCGAACTGAACTAGCCAAGACAGAAGCAGAAATGAATGACAAAGGTATTGAGTTAGTAAATGCGACACAAGAACTAGATGTATTGAAAGTTGTAAACGATAATACAGTCAAGGAAGTAGAGAAGCAATTAAAAAGTATTGAAGATGCAGTTGAAAAGAAAGACACTGTTCTTGATGGACGCTCTACTAGAATTAAAAAGTCTATGGAATCCTTGAAAGAAAGAGAAAGATTATTCAATCATCGTAAGGAAGAATTGATGAGACACATTGCTGTTTTAAAGACAGATGATGCAAATGTAGCTAAAGTATTAAATCAAATAGAGAAACTGTAATATGCCTAATCCAATCACAGAAGGTATAGACCCTATTGGGATAAGGAATACCAGTGATACACAAATCAACCCTGCTACAGAGGATAAGCAGGATGAGATTATTGCTGCTATTGGTGGTGGTCTTGTTTCTGGAGCTTATGATTATATCGCTTTGACTTATGTTGCCGCTGGTGATGGTGTTGGAGAAATTGAAACTGCTACTTATAAAACAGGTGGAGCAGGTGGTACAACAATATCTACGATAACAATAACTTATAATTCCCTGGATGAAATCGCAACAGTAACATCAGCATAATATGGCATTTAAACTCAACCCAATAACTGGTAAATTTGATGCTATTATAAGGTCGCATTGGAAGATAGTAAGTGGCATTTTAAGACCTATAGTTGCTGGAATAAACGTACTGATTGATGGGAATTTAACAGTAGAAGGTATATTATCCGCAGCTTTTACTTTTGTAGAAGGAGATGTTGTTCTTTACATTTCACCCACTGGAAATGATACTACTGGGGATGGTAGTGTTGGTAATCCTTGGGCTACACCTGTAAAACTTCTAATTGAAATGGGAAGATACAGGACTACTGGTACTATTACAGGAAATGTAGCAGATGGAACATATACTAACCCAAATTATCTAGTAGACTGGTTAGAAATACCAGACTATGCACAAGGGGATTGGATAATAACTGGAAACAATATCACTCCTACAAATGTTATTTGGGATGGTGCAGATGCAAACCCTGTAACTGGTAATACTTTATTTAGGCACGAAAATACAAACATCAACTTATCTGTGTCTGGTATCAATTTCAAAAATGCAAGTCAGCATATTGTAATGTCTGGCTCAAGAATATATATAAATAATTGTCAGTTTGATAATTATAAGTATGCTTTCAATATATCAAATTATTGTACATTGGAATCTTTGAATGGAGCAAGTACATTAACATTTAATGGTGCTTCATTAAACAGTACAATAGGTATCAGGATGCTTGATAATTGTATTGTAAAAATTGCTAGTAATGTCAGAATGACTGGCAATAGGTATGACTTTTCTGGGGCTGGTTTCTGCTTTTTAAAATTAACAAGTTCAGTTCACTCAACATACGAGTCAGTATTAGACGCAACTTATGGCACAAGCTCTTTCATTTTTAGTCGTGATAGTGGATTTGAAGTGGCAATGAATATGACACTTGATGGAAATGGTAGTGGAAGTATCCCTATAAATTTGAGTAGTCGTGCAAGACTATATTCATTTGGTACTTATACTCATAGTATTATAGATTATTCAGCAGGTATATTTTGGCTAGGTGTTAATGTTTATATGGAAGAACCTGTCAGCTCTACTTGGAATGTATCTGGTACTACACCGAGTACGATGTATGCTGATTATTCTGTTATTATTAATAGTGCAGACTCATTTGACACCAGTATTATCTGGTTAGATTTAGGGGATATTCGTGGGTATGATAGTCGCTATGAAAGAATTGGAGAAAACTATACACCAAATGTTTTTGACCAATCAGCCGAGCCATCTGTAACAGATATACCAGCAGGACAAATGGCAGTCTGGACTGATACAGATGATAGTAAATGCTATATATGTTATAACCACGCTGGGACTATTAAAACAACAGAATTAACATAAATTATATGGCAATACACGATATAAAAAAGAAAATAGTATTAGTAGAAGGTGTAGAGTTTTTAAAAATAACTTCTACTTACATTACCCTTACACCCAAAGAAGACCTAGAAGAAATTAAAGTAAAAGAGGATAACGAGAAAGTAAAGGATGACAAAAAGATAAAAGACATTGAAGACGATTTAAGTTTATTTAAAAAAATTAAATAATAACTCATACATTATGAAAAAAATACTTTCATTTGTAGCCATAGTAGCGTTGCTAGTACCAATGACTACTTCGGCTTATACAGTACAGCCAGGAGACACTCCTTACCAATTGTGGGGGTCTGAATGGCAAGAAGAACTTAGTTATCAAGTTGGTACTTCTGACCCTACTAAACTACCTGTAGGGATAGAGGTAGACTTAGAACAACAACTTGGGGCTAAACCTATCATTACCCAGACTTCTTATTGGGATGATGACGGAACGACTCTTACTCCTAAGAAAGATAGAGAAGTGGAAATTGGTTCTGCTACTTTCACAACTGGAACAATAGATACATTATCTACTTCTGATGTCAAAGTGACAGCTACCACAACTTATACAGAAACTCTAACAGACGGAACTTTCGCAAATTGGAATACCTATAATGTACCAGATGAATGGGAGTATAGTGATTTTGATGATAATGCAAATTTTGATTTAATGTTACGCTCAACTGACAAACACGCTGGGGTTTATGCTATGCAAACCGAGGCTGGTACTTCTTGGAGTGGTGTTTATATGTCAGATATATTATTTTCAGCTACTGATACAGTTTTTGTAGCAGATGATACAGTACAAATTACTGCTTATGCTAAAACAGTTTCAGGTGCAGGACAATATTGTGCTATGTATTCTTATATAGATGATTCAGATGATGATGTTTATTATAATTTTACTGCTGATACTTGGGATGTTGGATTTGGTGCTGGAAGTACAAATTGTTTAACGCCAACATCAGAATATACTTTACTTGAATTTGAAGAAGCAACTGCCCCTAGTTCTGGTGTAAATGAAGGTGTGGCTTTCTTTGCTTATTTTGCTACAACTGATGGACCAACGGCCTTAGTAGATGATGTTCAACTTTTATATAATGGAGTAAATGGAGCTGATAACACTGGATTTGAAGATTGGTCTCTAATGGCAAATCCTGATGACCCTCTAGTTAGTTGGGATTATACTCCACAAGCAGATGGTGATGAGGGTATATCTATATCTACTGACGCTGTAACAGGAGATTATTCTGTGAAGATTACTGCTGACGAGGGTAGTGTTGCAACAGATACTTTATCTTATATATTACAAGAGTATGAAGGTGTATCTACAACGGAAATGACAGCAAATATTTATAGTAAATGTGAAAGTAATACTTATGATGATGATGGTACAAAGTATCTTTCTCCTGGTGTAATGTTTACTAATGCGACAAGTAGCTATACAGAAGTTTGGAATGTGTCCTCTAATTCTTGGATAGCGACTACAACACCTCTTATAGATTTATTTGGTACTGGTGTAGATTTCTCAATGGGAGATTATGGATTAGGATTATCTACTACAACTGACTGGGTTCAAGGTACAGCAACTACCACTATTCCTACAAATGGTACAGTAGTAATGAATATAATGGGTGGATTTGGTGGAGATAATGGAGCTAGTTATTTCTTTGATGATGCAGAACTTATTGAGGCAGTAGATGTAGGTTCAAATACAATAAATGTATTAAAAGGATACAATGAGAGTGCCTTGACTGACTTAGAAACTAAAGACTCTATTATAAATATCCTGATGAATACAAGTACAGATGCTTTTAGATTAGATGGTACTGGTGTGTTTCATACAGATTTAGCTAGTTTAAGTTTTGAGTTAGAACTTCTAAAATTTAAATGTATTGCTGTGCTAGATACTGATGGTGGGGGTTATACTTATCTCACAACACTAGATGGAGATTTAACCTCCACCACTACACCTTGCACACCTTAATATGTCAGCAGAAGATAGAAGACTCACAATTAAAGTTTTTCTTACCACTGTTGGTTTATTAGTCACAGTTTGGTCTTGTGCTTATGGTTATACCTGGGTAAGATTGGGGACAGTAGAAACTAAGACAGAAAAAGTATATATGGAGCATACAGGCTCTATGGCTCAATTGAGCCAGATACAAACAGATATTAGTTGGATTAAAAATTCATTAGATAAATAATATGTATAAAAACCCTGGATTCAATCCTAGTTTACAAGAAGAACATCAACACGAAGATGACTTTGTTCTTGGGTCTAAACTTCCTAGCGAGGTCTTAGTAGAGAACGGAGATTGGAGACCTTACTATCCTAAATTAGAGGTTCAAAGAAACAACCATTTTGATACTTATTCTTGTGTGTCCTTTGCTAACTGTAATGCCTCTGAGATGATGCACAAAGTACGCTATGGCGAGGATATGGATTATTCGGATAGGTTTATGTCTGTTATATCAAACACCAGGCCAGGAGTAGGAAACTCCCATAAGAACGTCGCTGAGACTAGAAGAAAGAAAGGCTCTGTATTAGAAGAGGTTTATCCTTTTACTATGGATATGACACAAGCAGAGTTCTTTCAATCTGTACCTAGTGATGTTAAAGAGAAAGGCTTAACTTGGGTAGAAGAAACTGAGTATGGTTATGAGAAGGTTAGAAGAAATGAATTTAAAGAAGCACTTAAACTAAGTCCTATACAAGTAGCGGTAGACTCTAGGACTAATAAGACTTCTAACTTTAGAGGAGCTGACCATTCTATTGTGTTAACTCACATAGACGGAAATGGAGTACCTTATTTATTTGACTCGTACTTGAATAGATACAAGACTTACGATATAGATTATCCTTTCTCGTATGGTTTACGATTCCATTATAAAAAGATTATTACTCTTAACTATGATTCTATGTCTTTAGAACTCATCAAGGGAGACAAAAAACCAGAGATTTATTTATTAGATTATGATGGAAATAAACACCATATTGACGCTCCGTTTACATTAGAGGATTTATTCGGTGCTAGTGCTTGGTACAAGTACATTACTAAGCCACAAGCAGAGGTAGACTCAATGCCAGAAGGTATAAAAGTATCTACTAAAAGCCATAACTTAATAGAAGGTTTGAAAAGGTTAATTCAATCCTTCGGAAAGAAAAAATAATATGGAATATCTAAAGAAAATGCTAAAAAGTAAAAGTATCTGGGCAGGCTTATCACAAATTGTGATTGGTCTAGGTCTTTACTTCACAGGTGAACAATCTCTTAATGAAATGTTTTTGGGTGCTTCTGGTATTATAATGATTATCTTCCGTTTGATTACGACTGAAAGTATTGGAGCTAAAAAATAAAACATCACTGCACGACCTAGTAGAAGTTATGGCGTGATAGAGAGAACCCTCTAGTAAAGCCTAAATGCCTACAATACGGGTACGACAATGAGGTCAGGACTTACGGAATTATCCGTATGTCTGCCTAGCTCCTTTACTGGGAGTTAGCCAGACTTAATTAAAAAAATATGACAGGCAATTCACTAAAAACATACTTTGAGTTCTTGGTAGATGACTCTATTGAGGACGATAGATTCTTAGATATAATTCAAATAGCAGCTCGCAGACTTTGGACACAAAGACCTTGGGAGTTTTTAAAGACAAGTGTTGACACAACTTCTGCCACTGTAGGTACAACTACTTATTCTCTACCTAGTGATTTCTTATTACCACTACCTATTTGGGCAGGTGATGTACAAATTTACCCTATCGCTAGAGACCAAAGAAGATTATTTAGAAACTCTTTTAATAGATACTACCTAGATATTAAGAATAGTAATTTTATCTTTACTCAAAGCCCCACTAAAGAAGACATTATATACTTTGATTATATTTATAATCCTACTAATTTGGCTCTTGATGATGTTGATATAGAAACTACTATCCCTGGCTTTCTAGGTGCATTTCATCCATTACTTGCGTATGAAGCTGCTAAGACTTTTTTCTATCAAGACACTGGTGCTAAGTCAGATAGCTGGGCTTCTGAACATCAAGCTGAATACAACAATCTTTATAGACAAATGGTGGATTATGACCACGCTTTAAAGACATCCGCACAAAATAGTGCTATACCTGATATATATTATCCAAGCAATAACTCAAATGTTATAGACGAATAATTATGAGCAATCTACTTGTTAAAAATGAAGTATTTAAAAACGGCATAGTTAATAAATATGAAGCTAAAGCTATTCCTAGAGGGGCTGCTTCTGCTGGTTTTAATTTCCTTACCCTTTTGGATAAAGTGGAATTGGTCAGAGGTAGACAGTTACTTGGTACAGAAGTTACTGGGACTGGTAAAATAACAGGACTACACGTTGCACAAAAAGCTGATGGTACTGAGGTATTGTATGATTCTTATGGTACAAATGTTAAATACTATGATACTGTTACAGAAGATTGGATTTCTGTTAAGAATGATATAACCGATGGGGAGCAAGTAGCTTTTTCTAACTATCACACAACTTCTGGTGCTCAAATGTGGTTCTCTACTAAAGAAGAAGGACTATACAAAGTTATGACAGCTAACCCTGCTGATGAATACGACCAGTACGATGCTGCTAAAAACTTTAGAGGTAAGATAGTTATCAAAGATAATAGAATATTCCTTTGGGATAGAAAAGAAGACGCTACTGGTCTTTACTTATCTTATATAGATTCACTTAATCAGACTGATGTTGCAGATGAAGTAGTTGGAGCTTCTGGTTCTCAGACTTATACAGGTACTCTTGCTTTCAAAGCTGGTGATGCTAAAAGAACTTGCTTTAGTATCTTAATGACTGAGAATGCTGGTGAGGTATTCACCGACAACTTTAGCGGTGTCCTCACAGGCTCTGCAGGAGGCACAGGAACGATTAACTATGCTACTGGGGCATATAGTGTCACTTTCAATGCAGTAACCTCAGACGCTGTTACAGTGGACTATTCGTGGGAAGACTCTACTGATGGTGGAATTGCTGATTTCTCTTTCTCATCTCCTAGAACAGCTGGGCAAGGTGGAATATTTAGACAAGATGTAGGTGGTGATAGAATAATGAACGTAAAGACTTACGGTACAGACATTTATAGTTTCAAAGATAAACGAGTTTATAGACTCTCATTAACTTCTGATGATACTGATGCCACTAACGTAGTATACAGAGAACAGGCTGGTAGCCCTTACTGGGGAGCTCAGACTGAAACAGAAGAAGGTATTTACTTTATAGATGATAGTACAGAGTTTGAAGCTAAACTCCGTATAATGAAGACTGGAACTAATAACGACACAGTTATTCCTGTATCTGCTACTGAAGGATTTAACATAGGGAATTACGACTTCTCTGAGTGTTCAATGGTTACTTGGGGAGACTATGTAGCCTTTACTGGCAGAACGACTGATGTAGATTACAATAATAAACTATTCCTTTTCAATAGAATATACAGAAGTATTGATGTTATAAATTGGTCACTAACTAAGTTAGCTGTATATAACGGAGCTTTAATTGGTGGAGAAAGTTTCTCTAATAATGTTTACACTCTATTCTCTGGGTATGATGATGATAATTTTGGCTATGAAGCTGAATGGGAAAGTAGCCTAGATAACTTAGATGTTGAAGGATTAAAGAAAGTAAAACGCCTAAGGTTCAATGGAGCCATTGGAGTAAGTCAAAAGATATATGTTTATGTAGCTTACGACAATGATAGTTATGGACTCTTGATAGATGACGCTCACCCAGAAGGAGCTATTGATGGTGGCGGAAGTTACATTGATACCTCGTCTTCTGTTGCTGTAGGTGCTGTTACTCTTGGTAGAGAAGAATCAGGTGGCGGTGGAGATGGAATAAGTGCCTACAACTACAAGACTGAGTTCAAATTAAATAGTGGAAAGTTTGAAAGAATTAAATTGAAGTTTGTTACTACGAGTGAGAACACAGGTTATGCTTCAGTATCACTATACGAGTATTTCGATATAAGGAAAAAAAGCAACAAGCTAAATAAAAAATACAGATAATAACTAACTAATATATATGGCAACACTACCAAAAGCATACGCATTGTTTGAAACAACTTTGCAAGACAGTATAACAAGTGCAGGAACTTCTATGACACTTGTAACTGGTACTGATAAAGAGGGAACTAACCTCGCAGGTACAATAGGATACATTATAGACGAGGGTACAGCCTCAGAAGAGTTTGTGATAGGTGCTACAACAGCAACTGCCGTTACATCAATGGCTAGAGGAGTTTCATCTTCTGATGGTACTACTGAAGTAGCAGAAAACAAAAAGGCTCACAGAAAAGGAGCTAGTATTAAGATTACAAATCATCCTCTACTTATTAGACTTTATAGAATAGCTAATGGTGATGATGCTTTTCCAGACAACGCACAGACTCTAGGAGATGGTTCACTTTTGGCTAGTAGTGCCGCACCTACATCTGATGCTATGATAGCTAATAAAAAGTATATAGATGATACTGCTATCGCTGGTGGTGCTAAAGCAACAGAGGTAATTTATGGTATTTCCAAACTTAGTGTAGCCGCTGATAGTGCAGTTGCACCTATAGCAGTTGGGGATAACGATAATCGTGTACCAACAGTAGATACTTCAACTGTAACTGCTGATATGGTAGCTGCTCTAGCAGGAACTGGAACACCAAATGGAACTACTGGTAAATATGTGACTCTTGATAGTGCAACTGCAACCCCTACAGCTTCTAAAATTCCTATTGCTGATGGGAGTGGGAAGTTGGATGGTGGGTGGTTAGGTGTTGATACAGCAGGAGATATAATTTATTCTGATGGTACAGATTTACAGAAATTAGGTATTGGAACTGGTGGGCAAGTTCTACAAACAAATGCTGGGGCTACTGCTCCTGAGTGGGGATTACCTTTCGCTACAGGACAAACCACTAGATTAACTGATGCTAGTACTGGTAGCCAAAATATAGCACATGGGCTTGGAAGAATACCGAATGGTGTAATTATTCAAGCTTATAGGGTTACATTAAATGGTGCTACTAATGACGTAGCTGAAAGTTATGGAACAGCAACAAGCATTACAACAGAAACTTGCTCATATATGGCTATACAATTAGGAAGTGGAAATGGAAAATCAATAGGACAAAATGCAAGTGCTATTATAGATTTACAAAATAGTGCTGGGACTGCCGTTAGTGTAGCAACTCTTTCAACATTAGATGCAACAAACATAACACTTAACTTCACTACACATAGTGATTCTGGTGCAGTTCTTATGATACAGTGGTCAGTTTATTAAACTAATCTACTCACTCACTCTCTCAGTCTTTGGGAGGGTGGGATGAATAAATTAACATAATACTATATGGTACAAGTATATAAACCAGCCGATAAAACTATTGGTGGTAAAGTGAAAACAAGAGATATTGACGAAAGCCAGCTTGGTGCTTTTAGTAATGCTGGGTTTACAGTTGGTACTCCACCAGCAGATGTCGAACCCACAGTAGGAGAGATTAAAGGAGAAGGAACTTACTCCCCTAAAGACACTTCTGCTTTGGATAGATTTGAGACAGCTAGTGCTCAACCAGACCAAGCTGCACTTAGAGCCGATGAACAAGCTCGTATCAAGGCACAGATAGAAGCCTTGCAGAGACAAGCAGATGTAGAGAGGGCTGTTATCGCTCAAGAGAGCCAACAAAGAACAGGAAGAACTAGAGCAACCTCTGGAAGGTCTGGACTTTTAGGTTCTACATTTGGGGCATCTCAAGCTACTCAGACAGAACAAGCTAATCAACAGCAGAGAGAACAGTTTGAAGCTCAGATTGGTGCTCAGATAGCTTCTATCCAATCTAACTCAGAAGATAGATTATCTAAGAAAATAGAAGCAGAAAGACTTTATGCTGATACTCAGTACGATAAATTCCAAACAGAACGTAGCAACTTACGGGGAGAAGCTAGGACAGAACTAATAGCACTTGGCTCAACTGGTGGTACTTTAGATGACCTAGACCCTGCTTCTAAAAAGTTAATCTTAGAAGATACTGGAATGAGTGAGTTCGCTGCTAACGCTGTTATGCTTGCTAATAACCCTGAATCTAACGCTAACTACCAAGTGATAGGAAACAAGATTGTAGGTTATTACTTTGACCCTAAGAGTGGTTCTATCAAAACTATGGAAAGTGAAGATTTAGGTGGAGCAGTATCACCTGGAGATGAATTACAAATGATTGATAATATACCTTATGTTATGAGTAGAGATGAAGAAGGGAACTTACAAGGTAAAGTCTTGCCTGGTTACCAAGCCCAAGAAGAGACACTGAGCACTAAAGAAACATTAGATATACAAAGTAAACAACTAGACATAAAGAAAAAAATAGAAGAACTAAATAGTACAGATTTAGATACAAAAACAATTACACAAGTTGATAAACTTTCTTCAAGTTTCGACTCAGCTCCTATTGTAAAACAATTTAATGAAGTTCTTAACAAGAAATTAAGTGTAGATAGAATAATAGATTCTGGTGTTGGTGGTCCAGGAGATTTAGCATTAATATTTGAATTTATGAAAGCTCTTGACCCAACATCTGTGGTTAGAGAAAGTGAATACGATGCCGCTGCTAAATCTGGTAATATTTTTTCTGGAGTATGGACTAAGTTTAATAAAGGATATTTTGACCCTAAAGGTGGAATTATACCTGAGGAGGTTAAAAAATCTTTCCAAACTCTTATTGGTGAAAAATTTAATGTTATTGATGGTCAATATAATAACCTGAGAAATGAAAAAGCAAGATTGATTGATAAAAAGACGGGACAAGGAGATGGTGCTAGTTACTTAATTGATTATTCTAGTGATGTCGTCGGCGGTGATAGTGGTTCTACTGAAATTAAAACAGAGACAATAAATGATTTAGACGACATTGATTGGAATTTTTAATAAATAAAAATATGGATTTAGACTTGCAACGACAACTAGAAAAAAGAGGTTTAAACCTAAATACAGGTATATCCTCTTTAAGAAAACAACAGGAGGATAAACTTGTAGAAACAGGGCAAATTTCTCGTGGTTTTGAAAAATTAGACCCTCGTATAACCTCTATGATGAAGGCAATGAGAGAGGTAGAGAGTGGTAATAAAGCAGTTCTTCCAGCTGAAGGTGCTAATCTTGGTGGTGCTTCAATTTATCAATATACAAAGGATACTTGGAAAGAAACAGCACGAAAGTATTTAGGAGATGCAAATGCTCAACTTACTAGAGAAAACGAAAATAAGGCGACTTATTTAAAAATAAAAGACTGGAAAGAAAATAAAGGATGGACACCTCCACAAATAGCTTCAGCCTGGAATGCTGGGGCTGGCAGACCGAACGCTTACAAAGAAGACCATAAAGGAGTAAATGATTTTGGTGTTTCATTTGACACCCCAGCTCACGTTCGCAAAGTAATGAATAAACTCAAAGAAGTTGCTCCTCAAGAAATGGCTTTACACGAAAGAATAGGTACTAAGTATAAAGATACTTACGTAGAAAAGGAACCGAGTGTGGCAGAAAAAACAGCAAGAGTATTGTCAACTAAGAGTGTAGAAGGTTTTGGAGAGACACTTGGAACTGCTTTAGCTACTCCAGGTCTTAAAAAACAAGAAGAACAAGAGACTGAAGAGAATATAGCTTTACAAAACCAAATTATCAAAAGACTGCAAGACCCTAATGTAAGCAGAGAACAAAAAGACAAATTGGCTGAGTTAAGTCAAGAATTAGGTATCTCTACTATTGGGCAAGTTGACGCTGTACAAAAAACAGCTAAAGATGTAGGGGCAGAAGCTCTTGGTACTTTGGGTACAATAGCTTTGGGTGCTAAACCAGGTAAGAGTTTGATTGGAAGACTTGGTATGGCAACAGCTTTTGGTACTGGTGCTGGTACTAAAAAAGGTCTTGAACAAGACAAACAAGCTGTTGATATTTTAAAAGAAGCTGCTAAAGGCGGTGCTATTGGGTTGGCGACAGGAGTTTTCTTCGAAGGGTTGATGAGGGGTGTAAAAGGAATTTCTAAAACTATAGGTAAAAATACTTACAATAAAGAATTACAACCTAATGTAAATGAAATGGCAGCGAGAATAAAGAAGAACGCTGATACATTCGGAGTGCAAGTTAGAAATGTAGTAGACGACTCTGGTAAGCCAGTTTATGTCGGTGGTTATAATAAATTATTGTCACAAGGTAAGAGAGAAGTAGCTAATAACGGTAAAAAATTAGAAACATTGCTAAAGCAAGCGGATAAAATAGATGACTTTAGTATCTCAAGAGATAAGGTAGCTGGTGAAATTGTAAGTAAATTTAAAAATCAGTATGGTTCATTAGAGAAAGGTCAGTTAAAAACTATAAATATGTTTTTAAAGAAGATGCCTATTAGAATGAATAGGACAGATATGTTACAAAATAAAAGAATGTATGATGGTTTTTTAAAGAATACCGACTGGGGAAAGGTTGCCACTGATAATCAACTTGCTTTTGCTAGTGATGTTAAATATTTTTTAAGAACTAGCCTTAAAAAAGGAATAGAAAATAGCACAGATGATGTGGTAGTTAAAGGTTTAAATAGTAGAATGGGTCTAGGTATGGAGGTTAGAGATTTAGTAGCTCAACAATTAGCACAAAGAGCTAGAATGAAGATAAAATCTGGTGGTGGATGGGTTATAGGCAAACTTGTAAGTAGAATTTGGGATGATGTTTTGTTTGCACCTGCTTTAACGACCAGGGTCTCACAATTTACAAAAGGAACACCCACTGGTTTAGTGGGTGCAGGAGTACAAAAGATATTAAAAACAGTTCCGCCTGTAGCTGAGAAATTGATTACTAAAAAAATTGTTGACTAGCCACCTATCTCCCTGACAAAGTAGGCAATTATGTTGCCTACTACCAGAATGATGAAGAACCAGATAATGATTGAAAACATACTTATATATTTGACTCCCTTAATTGGGAGTCTTTTGTTTTAAAAACTTTCTAACCAATCTGTCACTACTTTATCATCATAGTCAAACTGATACGCTCTCCCAGCCTCATAACCATTAGCATATATCATTCCCATTAGGAAGTCTCGTAGTAGTTCGATTGGGTTTTTCATATTACATTTTTTTAAATATAAATTTAGTTATAGCAAACCAAGCTACCATTCTTTCTATAAATGCTGGCTTAGCTCCCAATACAGACATAGTAAAACCAGTAATTTCTATATCTAAAGCTTTATTAGGCTCAATAAAATTAAATGCAGTATCACCTCTATTTATTATAAAATCATTTTTTCCATCTAAATAAATTTTATCTTTCACTTTTGATATTTTCATATATAAACTTAATGAATAAAGAATGAATCCTGTTTATGAAGCGAACAGGAACGCTTGGTGAGGCTAGACAAAAGGTGTCTCTACTACATCGGCGTAGCTACACG